AACTGCTTTACTTGCTACTGCTGTTCCTATTGCAGTGGCTCCAATATCTAAAGCATTTAATTCACCAACAACTGCTGTAATTCCATCTAAAACATTTAATTCTGTAGCTGTTGAAGTTACTGCCACATCCTCATTTATTTTTGGTGAAGTTAAAGTTTTATTTGTTAATGTGTCTGTTGATACAAGGGATACTAATGTAGAACTAGAACCTGCCGGTAATGTTAATGTATTTGTTACAGCCGCCGAATGTGGTTGGGCTATTACAATTTGACCATGAGAGTTACTTTCACAATTAAATTGTATTGCACCAGAATTAGTATTACCTCTAACAGTTACATGACCTGTACCATTAGGTGCTAATTCTAAATCAGCATTTGATGTAGTAACAATATCAGCTCCATTCATATCTAAGTTACCACCTAGTTGAGGAGTTGTATCTTCTACTACATTTGATATTGCACTAGATGTTGCAAGTCCAGATACTATTGCACTTCTTGCTATTCTTTTAAGTCCTCCACCAGAGGTATCTACTGCTAAAAATACATCATCATTTGCTACTGTAGATATTTCAGATAAACCTCCTACAGCTATTGAATTAAAATTTGTACCATCTGCTACTAATATATTACCTGCTGTGTTAGTACCCATAGTAATATCATCACCAGATACTGTTAAATCACCAGATATAGTTAAGTTTCTAAATCCTGTTAAATCTTTATTTGAGTCTACAATAACTGCTTTTGAAGCAGATACTGTTCCTGCTGTAATACCATCTACTAAATTTAATTCTGCCGCAGTAGATGTTACACCATCCATAATATTAAGTTCAGCCGCAGTTGCAGATATTGCAGTACCATTAAAGTTTATTGCATCAGCATGAACTGTACCATCAAAATAAGCATCTTTAAATTCTAATGAGCTTGTACCTAAATCTATATCATTATCTGTAGAAGGTACTATTGAACCATTATTAAATGTAAACTGTGCATCGCCACCTGCTGTTATTGTAATAACATCAGAGCCACTAAATGTAATTGATGTGTTAGTATCCCCATCACCTGCAATGCTATCTAATTGTACAGCACCTACATTTGATAAAGCCGCATCACCAAAGTCTACTGCACCTGCTACTGTTAAAGTACCGGATACATCTACATTACCATTTATATCAATAGTTGTAGCCGCTATTTGTATTTCTGTGTCAGCAACTAAATCTAATTGTCCATCAGCAGATGAATTAATATATATTGCTGTATCTCTAAATTGTAATTTTTCTGTACTAGCTACAAGAAGGTCATCTGAAAACTCAAAGTAATCTTCATCTTCCATCCATTTAAATACACCATCATTTGATTCACCATCAAATGTAACTGTTATATCTGTACCTGCTGTAGCCGCACCAAATGTTAATGTGTTACCAAGTAACTTAGTTATTGGCCCACCTTCTGCCGCAGTTCCATCATGGCTATGACCAGAACTTACAGCAAACGCCGCTAGTAGTTGGTCAAATTCATTGTTAAGGTCAGTAGCCTCAATAACGCCACCATCAACTATTCCCGATGAACTTTGTCTTGTATATGTAGCTCCCATTTATCTTCTTCCTCCCGGAGTAAATTCTAATTCAAATCCTTTTAACGCAAAAGGTATTTTATTACTTGTATCTGTTAATTTTATTGCTACAGCAAAACCAGAGCCTTCTACTGATTGTCTTGTTATAGGTAAATCACCTTGCCCATACGCCGCAGTTCCAAATTTAGCAATTCCAAATATTGCACCACTACCATCTGTTGTTAATGATATTACTTCTGGTTGTGGGGTATTAACATCATCATAATTATATTTAACAAATAAACTTGCTTCAACTTCACCTTCCGGTTTCCAGTTTAAATTTACTCGTTGCATATTTTTTCTAACACCGGGGTCTCCCATTGTTATGTCTGGTGAACGAAAAGTAGCATCCATATTTTCTGTTGAAGACGCTCTTGTAAATACATTACCGTCATCTTGTTTATAAACGTACCCATCGTATCCACCATGAACAGTAGTCTCAACATTACTAATTAAATTAGAATCACAAGATGAAACTTTTAAACCTTTTATATCTGCGTATTCAAAACCCATTTGTTGTGTATTAGGATTTTGTTTTATTACTGCAATTAAACCTCTTTGTATTCTTTCTAAACCATCATCAATTGGATAAAATAATCTGTATTGAGATTTATTTCCTATAACTAATGATGTTACGTTGTCATACCCAATTTCATTTATTCTTTCTTGTACTTGTTTTGATATTGTACCTAATTCTACATCACCAATTCTAGCTGTACCCGCAATTGTACGAAGTCCATCTGCGGCTAAAAATATAATGTCACCACCTATTTCTTGTATAGAATGATGTGATAGTGTACCAATATCTTTTGCTACCTCGGCTTTTGCAAATGTGCTAGAGCTTGTTCCTGTTATTTTAAATATACTTGTTTCACAAAATACAAATAATTCATTACGAAATACTTTTAATCCAGTAATGACATCACCCATAACAATAGAGCCTGCCCCAGTATCAAAATCATCTTCAGTATAAGGGCCAGAAAATGTTAGGGTTGATGTTGCATCAGACATACCGCCATAAAACATATGGTTTGCAAATGATTTTACAAACTTAGGATTAGTTGGTGCAGTACCGCCGCCTGTTGCGTTTATAATATCTTCTGAATAACTTGTGTTTAACGTAAATGCCGCCGCTTCTCCTGTAGCAATAATTATTTTATCGTTGCCATCATAATTGTATTTATCAAAATCATAAGTATTTGTAGTACCTTTACTTGTCGCTCTAGAAGTCCAACTTCCAGAAGTAGAGCCGGTGTAAACTGTACCCCCTCTAGCCGCTATAACTAAATTATTAAAAATAGCTGATAACTGTACTCTTTCTGTAGAAGCTGAAACTTGTGGTACAATATTAGAATTAAATTTTGTTGTTCCATTTAATCTTCTGTAACCACCTTCAATACTTGGCTCAAAATTTTGTAGTTGTAAAGCTTCTCCGGGGTGCATAGCAAAAACATCTTTGTTTAGTACTAAGCCACCAGAGCAACTTACTACCATAGGTTTTTGCATACCTGTGTATGGCATTAAAATACTCCAGAACCAACACGACCACCATGATTAACTCTATGGTCTGTCATGTATGATGCGTTATTAATGTATTCTACTCTCATAGCTTTTAGTGCTTCTTTAACTTCTCTATCAGCTAGTTGTGCCGATTGTAAATCAGACCTTAAAATATGAGCATAGTATTTTGCTCTATTAACTATAATACCACTAAATCTATCATCTAAATCCATTGTATCACCATGTGCTGATAAATCAGTATGTACTTTCCAGTATTCATACTCTATAGTATAATTACTTGCGTCTGGAACTGGTGATAAACCAAATTTTTTATCTTGAGTTGGGTAAACTATATCTGGAGTTCCATAAGAAGATGAGTTATTATTTAAATCTCTTTCTAAAAACATACGATTGTAATTATCGTAAGTTATATACCGTAATTTTTTTACAGGTATGTTTTCAGATATTCTAACATAATCAACATCCATATTTGTTGCAGTTGATGTATTATTTAATGTAATAAAAGTTGTTTGTGCTGTTGCAGTAAATGATGTATCTAATACTGCCCCTGCACCAAAATCAGAAACTGTTAAAGTTGTACTTAAATTTTGTGTTCCTTCTGCGGCTGTACCTACTTGTACTTTTAAAGCTTGCCCAGTACTATTAGAATCAAAAACTCTTATTTGTACTCTATAATCTTTGTTTACTACAGTTGATAAAGATTGATGAATAGCATAATCATTTAATCTTGCTCTACCATTGCCACCGCTATTATACGCCGCACTTCCTGCTCCCGCTATAGTAGTCCAACTAGTTATGTTACTAGTAAACTCTCCATTAGTAACTAGCTCTTTAGGAACCAACCTAAAAGTTTGCCAATCCATTTTTCTGTAAGGTAAATCTGTGCTTTGAGGAGATGCAGAACTAGGAAGAGCATATTCTCTTTGACCTGCATTAGTATCTTGTGTAGTTGATATATATAAATCTGGTATTTCGGATACACTATTGTATATCTCATGCATAGCTTTTACAACAAACTTTTTTATAGACGATTGTATACCACGACTACTTGAAAAAGTAGTAGATGTTAACTCTGATTCGTTTAGTTCGTTTAATACATTATTTACTAATGTTAAATATGTTGTACTCATGTCTCCCTTTATATATTATACACTAAATCCTTGTTTTGTCAAGATTTTTTATGGGTTTGGCAGAATTTAGATGCCGCACCAACTGAGCCAAAACCCCAAGCTTTAAGTGCTAATGCCTTACGAGTTGGTCTTCCCTTAGAATCTTTCATAGGGCCTTTCATTCCTGCAAATCTACAGGCAAATGAAACACGCCTTGGGCTAGTTCCAGATTTTAATGGTGCTTTTAAATTACCACCATCTTTACTTTCAAAATGCTTTCTTCCTTTTTCGTTTAATCCGCCTTTAGGATTTTGATATTTTTTAGCAACCATTAAGCTTTAGCTATTTTTTTAGCCTTTGCAGATAGGTCTTTAAAGTGAAATAGTTTTTTACTATTTTTTGTCATAGTAGCACCAGTCATTAAAGTTCCATTTTTATGCTTATGTGTTTTACCTTTCCACTCCTTACCGTCTTTTGTGTAATGTTTTACGCCTTTCATTACTTGCCTTTCTTTTTATTCATATGCATTTTACCGCCATACATTTTCTTAGTAGGTTTTTTCATAGAACCGCCATACATTTTCTTAGTAGGTTTTTTCATTTTACCACCGTACATTGCTGTTGCAGTTGCTTTTTTATTTTTATTACCAAGCTCTTTAAAATCAGCCGCAGTTAATTTTCCTTTAGGTTTTGCTACATCTAATTTAGCTTGACCACCTACCATCATTTTCTTTTTCTTTTTCATTGTGCCACCATACATTGCTGTTGCAGTTTTTTTCTTAGCTTTATTTTTTTTAGAGTTAGGAAAACCTGCTTGCATATTAGCATAAGCTTCTGGTGATATAGTTGATTTTGATTTAGGGTTACTCGTTCCCGCTTTTTTTTTCGCATTAATATTAGCGTATAGTCCACGTTTAGCCATTTTTTTTATCCTCGGTTGGTTTAGTAAATATTGTCCAAAAAGCCGCCGCTAATCCGTAAGGGTCATTTTCTGGGTAACCTATACAATTTAGTTTAACTTTTGGTTTAGTTTTTAACTTAGTTTTATATTTTGTATTTTTTATTTTTTTAAGCTCCACAGGAATCACACTCCTCGGGGCAAACACAATCACTAATTCTTAATGCACCGCATGTAATACACGGCGTACATGTACATTCTATTCCTTCTCCACAATCACACGGTTTAATCAATTTTTTTCTCCAGTATATTTAAAATTTTATCAACTTTATTTTCTAACTCATTAACTTTACTTTTTAGTTTATCATTCTCATTATCATTATACATAGGGGTAATTGTCTGTCCAGTTGAAATTATTTTTCCATTAGAATCTAAATTTTTTTTTGTCATATCCCATTTAGTCATTAATAAATCCTTTTTATTATCTCCCTATATTTTGTGTACTAAAGGGGCAAATTAATGCCCCTTTAATTTAATTTAATTTATGCTGTGTTTGAAGCTGATTCATCTGAACCGCTAATATCACATAACAATGCCCATACTCTGACTTTACCTGCTGTGTCTGTTGCACCTGCAGTTAAAATATCAATAGTGTCTGCTGTTTTAACAATTAACATTGCCGCCGCATCAGTTGCATCCATTGGAGCATGACCCGTACCAGTAGCATCAAAAGCATCTACAAAAGCATCTGGGTCATGGTGACCTGCTGTAGAGCCTGTAATACCTAAATCAAAAGTCACAGATGTAGAAGAAGCTGTTAAAACTTCTAATCCTGCCGCTATAACTAATGTTTCTGCCGGAACGTTTAGACATTGAATAATGTCTGCCGCCGCCGGGTCAAATAATGAGTTGTCAACTGTATTTTCAACCCAGTATGGTTGCCTTCTAGTAGAAGGATGTCCTGCTGTTCCACCAGTAACTTTACTATGTGTTGCCATTTGTATATCCTCCTATTATGTTAAGACAACTGCTGTTCTAGTGATAGCTTCTGGTCTTAAGACCTTACCACCATAAACATGCAATCCTCTAATTACGTCAGAAAAAGAATCGGGGTCTCTTACTACTTCAGTTTTCGCAATGTGCGAAGCTGTTGCACAAGCAGACATATGTCCACCCATACAAAAGAAAGCATTAGAAGTACCAGATATTGTTGCAATATCAGTTCCAGACCTATTTAACGCTGTTGTTTTATACAATTTCATACCAGAAATCGTAATGTCAGATACTAATCCATTAGTTAATGGAGATTGACCGCTTCCAATTACAGACATGTCCATAACTTTTGAAGCCGCCGCACCTAATCCTTCGTAAAAGATTGGAGGTGCTACAAACCATCTATTTTCTTCTGGTACAGATTGGTCGTCTAAAAGACGAGCTGATTCTGCAATAACACTGTGACACTTGTCACCAGTATCAGCAGTTATAGCTGTTCCTGCATTAATTCCAGACGTAGTAGAAATAGTTTCTAAAATATCTCTATCATACTTTCTTTTAAGAGCATAAGCTCCAGAAGAAGTAGCTAGAGCTTCCCAATTAACATGAGATTGTCTTTCTTCGATGTCATCTACTTTAAATGCAAAATAGTTAGCTGTGTCCACGACTAGAGTGTCTTGGTCGTCAGCAAGATTTTGTAAGTTAGTAGTTTGACCTTTTGTGTAAGAAGCAACAGAAATTGTTGGTTCTTTAATAATCTTTACGGTGTCGCCATAATTCTCAATTTCACCCGCATAATCAGTGTTAGTGATACCCTCAACAACAGAGCTTCTACGGAAATATTTGAGAACTTTTTGCGAATATATCGCCGGTAGCCAATTACCCGAAGGTAAGTTGTCATAACCTGCTGATGCACTTATCGCCATAATTATTCTCCTTAAAGGTTAAGTTTAAGCTCGAGTATCAACACGCCCTTCTTTAAAAGCAATATCAATCTCATTCTCGAACTTTTCATAAGTCCTTGAACTCATTTTTTGAATCTCGGACTGTTTCCAAATTTTCTTGTTAGTATCGCCAGAAACATTTACAGACTTGGCCTTTGTCCTTGTCACACTCTGAGCCGCACTAGTAATCGAATTTGGTTTGCTCTTACTTAATCCATTGTCCGCTTTGTACAAATCAACAACACGAATTGCCCATTTAGAATCTTTACTATTTTTAGTTACACCATCTGATATAGATGCAGGTTGAGTATTCAACCAATCTATAAATTCTTGTGAATCTTTTAATTCAGTAAAGTCTGGGTGAGCATTAACTAATTCTCTATAAGCACTTTGTACAACTAAATCTTCTTCACGCTTACGAAGTGTTTTAACTTCTTCTTGTAAAGATTCTACTTGTCTTGATGCTTGCTTTTGAGATATAGTTTCTACCACATCATACACATCTGGATATTTCTTTTTAAATTGTTCAAGGTCTTCATCAGACTTTGGCGGAGTATAACTCGCCATTGCTTTACTTTTTTCAGCAAGTCTAGCTTTAGCCTCTAGCTCTTCTAACTTCTGCTTATTTTCATTTTGCTTTCTGTCGTAGTGCGATTTAAGGTCGTCATATCTTTTTTTGTAATCATGGTTTGGTTGAGTTCCATTGTTGCCAATAAAACCTGTTTCTTGAGGAGTGGCCTCTGGGGTGTCCTCTACAGCTTGTCTAGGGTCTTCAACTTCTTTATCTAAATCCTTACGATAAGAATTTTGATACATTGTTGAGTGACCATCGTCAACCACGTTTTGTTTATCTTGTATTTCTGCTTCTTTAGCTTTTGCTTGAGCCATTATTTCCTCCTATGGGGTCACACATTGTGAGTAGCCATTTTTGGTTGTTGAGTACGTTAGGGGTTATACCGATTGTATAAGTAGCCTTGTACTAATCCTAAGTCTTACGTTAGGAAACTTTTTAATTGTTTGCCATCATTCCTCTTGACCGCATATTTTCTATTACGTCATTTCGGAGCTTTTGTTGGTTAGCTAGAGATGGTGAAAATGTTACACCAGAATTTTTTGTGCTTTTATTATTTAATAAAAATGACTTAGAATCAACATTAAATAATTCTTTATATAATTCTTGTGCTCTTTTTACTCTTTTGTCAATGTTTGGTTTTCCGGGCCTTAAAAATAACTCAGAAAATTTATTTGTTATTTCTTCTGTAGAGCCATTAGTTAAAACACCTATTAGTTCTGTTCTATCGCCTGCTCCAATATCAACTCCAACACCATTAAATATATTATCTAAAACATAACTTACTTGAGCATCTGCCGAAGGAGATATTCCTTTATCTTTTTTATATTGGTTATAGGCATCCATATGGTCTTTTTCAAATTGAAAAAGTCCTTGAGCAGAGCCTCCTATTTGTTGTGTTTTATAATCAAATGTATCGCCAGTTTCTACCGCTATATTTCCCATAATACCTGCTATAGCTTCTGGTCTAAGCTTGTAAGGTTCAGTTCCATCTTGTATAATATTTTGATTATTTAACGCTCTAAAAACAAATTCTTGATTACTTAGAATAGGCTTTTTTTTTAGTTCTATTTTTTTACCTTCTTTTAATCTAACAGGTTTCATAAAACCTTCAAAACTTTGTGACCTGTTAGCTAATTCTGTTTCATCATCCTGTGCTTCTGGAGACATAGGAGATAGTAATTTACTACCTACTGAACTTTGTCCTGCAAAACTTTCTTGAGGTACAGCTATAGGTTGATTTTTATTTTCATCTAAACTTACTTGACCCCCGACTGCCATCATACCTTGAGGATTTGGTTGAGTTGGGTTTTGTTGTATTTGTTCTCTTTCTTTTGCAATTTCTTCAACTCTTTCTTTGCCTCTATTATTTATTTTTGTTAATCTATCGTATCCTATTTGTTCAGCTATTATTTTAGGAATAATCATTTCTTTATTACTAACTAAAGCTTGTACAGTAGAATCAACATCTTCTGCCGCTTGACCAAAATCAAGTTTAACACCTTTACGTTGTAATTCTATTACTGCTCTAGTAACCATTTTTTCTATGTCACCTCTGCCCGCCATATCCATAGCCGGTGCATTAATTACAAAATCACCATCATCTAATTGTCTAGGTACATCATCTGCAACACCACTCATATCTTTATTAGGTTCATTAACCATTTCTAAATTTCCTGCGTCTGCTACTTGTTGGTTTTGCATTTGTGCCATCATAGCTTCTTCGGGTAATCCACCTTCTTGTAAACGAACTGTTCCACCTTGTTGTCTGTTTATAAATGGATTTCCAGAAAAGCCGGGTGTATTGCCACTAGAACCAGAGTAGCTAGAACCACTTCCAGAGCTACTACTAGAGCTATATCCTCCACTAGGTTCTCCACCTCCATAGCTTCCACCACTATCTTGACTACTATCTCTTTCAGAAAAATCTTGTTGGTTATAATTATTTTGATTGTTGTTATTATTGTTAGAGCTAGTGTCTGTTGTTGTTGATGGTTGACTAACTACTGGTTCAGGAGTATTTACATAACCATACTTTTTCTTAACAACATTACTTAAATCTTTTCCACCCCAAATTTTTCCATCTAAGTATTGAACACCATCTGGAGATATAGCTACACGACCTTTTACTTGCCACCCTTTTCCTTCTAAAGCTTTTTGAGCGGCTGTTGTAGTCATATAAGCATTACTACCGCCTTGTGTGTTATATCTATTAGCAGACATATTTAAAATATTGTCTACTGGAAAAATATTATTGTCTATACCATCATTCATAAACTTTGCTAAAGCGTCTATATGATTTCCATTAAATCCTTTTTTACCGCCATAAGCATTATACTTTAATGCGTATCCCGGATTATTACTATTATACAAAATATGTTCTAAAAATTGTTTTCCGGTTTTATTATTTTTTCCTGCGTAACCAAAACTTGTATTTAATAATTCGTCACTAAATCCTTGTTCACCAAATGCTTTTAAAAAATTATTTTTATCTTTTTCTTGTTTTAATCCTAAACCTATAAATTGTGCCGCTCCACCTAAAATAGCCATAGGGCCACCACCTATTGCAACACTAAATAAAGGAGCCATCCCTGTTTCAGCTAATTGTTCTTTAAATGTAGACGCACCAGAACCCATATTAGAAAACACATTACTTGCAGAGCTACCAATATTTTTAGCTGTAGTATAAAAAGAATTTATATTATCTTCATTTACATTATCAAATTGTGAACCAAAATTTTGTTTACTTTTTAAATTTGCTCCCGTACTAAAATAAGTGTTGTCAGAAGTTCCTACAGCATTTAATCCAGAATCTTGAAAAGGTGTTAAAGTGTAAGCATTGTCTGAAGTTAAATTACGCATTTGTTCAGCGTAAGGGTCAGACATATCTGTTACTGCTGAAGAAGATACTGTACTTGCTAACGTAGCTTTATTACTATCATCTGCTTTACTTGTAGATTGTTCAGATAATTCTTCTACATTTGGTGTCATATTATAAATAGAATCTGTTAATACATTTGGTGTACTAGCAGATACTACGTTTACATTAGCTATATCTTTTTCGTTTGGCAGTGCCATTAAATCTCCCTATTTGTTTTTTTCTGATTCTTGGACATTATCCTTGAGGCTCAGAAGCTGTTCCAGTAAAATTGCTTTCCCCTGATTGCGGAATATTTCCTGTTCCGATGTTGCCACCACCAACGCCCGATGGGTCATTTGGGTTTGCTCCAACAGGTGCTCCTGTAGGGCTTCCCATGCCACTTGATTGTTCGTTAGGGCTTTGAGCTTGCTCATCATTTTTTTGTTCAACATTTAGACCTTTCAACATTTCTGCAAATATTTGTGCATCTTGAATATTGTTTACCAGACTGTCTGGGTCAATATCCTGTGCTATTGCTAGCTCCCTCATTAAATTTGGTATCTTAATAAATGGTGCTAGCATTGGATTAGATACAGTTTGTAATAAAGTTGTTAAGCGTTGTGACCTAACTTCTTTTTGCATTACACTTGAAACACCATTTGGTTTTATTTCTAAATCACCTACAATATCGGGATTATCTTCATCAAATTGCATATTCCATTGAAAAAATGCTTCACCTAATGGTTTAAGTAAAAAATCATCTATGTTTTTCATCACTGTTTTTATAGATAGGTTAGCCCCACTCAATAACATTGAAAGACCAGATGATGTTCTTCCTGTTCCCGACACACCTGTTTGTCCATGCATAACAGAAGGTATACCTGTTTCTTCATCTGCAAGTTGTCTTGCTTGCATATACATCTGTAGATTTTCTGGTGCAGTATTTGGAAACTTTAATCCATTGATTGCAGTTCCTGTAACACCCGATTGTCTTCTAAAAATTTTGCCCGGAAATATATCCATATTTTGACCCGGAACTAATGATGCTTCATCAACATCAAAAACTAAGTTACCTGCTAAAGCTAAGTTATCAATAGCCATTCTAACATGACCATTCATAAGTAACTGTGCGTCTTCCATATTTTCTGGTACACCTATACCAAATAACTGATAAGGGTTTATTTCGTAAGGCAATACATGATATGGTATACGCTCTGGAGTAAATGGATTTAATACTGCTCTTAATAATTTTCCATTACATATCCAAGCATTTATCTGTACTTGGTCTAATGGAGAACTATTATCTGGCATTTCTAAACCAATTTCTTGTGCTAGATGTGTATCTAGTGTTCCCCAGTATTCTAATACTTCGTATCTATCAACTTCAAAGTTTCCAGATGCATTATCGTACGATTGAATAATATCTTCGTAATATTCATTCATATAGTTTGAACCCATACTTAAACACTCGCCGATAGCTTCTTCGTCAAAGTAAGGTAAGTTAATTAAATTTCTTAATTGGTTTCTACTAAACTTATGTCTTTCAATAGTAAAGTTACAATCAGCAATAGATGTAGCATCTGGGTCTGGAAAAAAATCCCAACAACTTACACCTTCTATACGAGGTACTTCTTTGTTATAAGGAACATATTGTTTTCCTGCTTCCCATTTATGTACTTTCTTTAAAAAATTAAATGGCCCTTTTACAATACCAGTCCCTAATAATACTGATTCAAATATTGAATGACGTAAAACATTTATTGCATTTGAATCTAATAACTGGTCATGGATTAACTTTTCCATCCTAAGAGCAGTTTCTTTTGCAGGGTAAATTTCTGGTTGATTTGGAATACGAGCCTTGCCTTCTATTAAATTAGCTCCTTCGTATTCAGATTGTAAACCTCCTAATTTACTTTCCATAGGTGTTGCTTCGGTTGCACCCGGTAATAGTTCTTTACCATCACCCGGAAAACCTACAGAAGATTGTAGCTGTTCTTCACCCGGTACACCTAAATGCATTGTATCAGCAATGCCTTCTGGTACAGGAGTTGAATTAACTGTTATAGGAAATTTTTTATTAGCAAATAAAACATCAACAATTTGCCCATAAGCGGCTAAAGTTTTTGTCTTTGTTATTTTAATAAAGACTTTACTTTTTTCTGTATCTCTAAATTGTGTTGTGCTATCATATACACCTCTATAATTTTTGAACGCACGCAACCATCTACCCTCGTGGGTTAGTCTAGCTGATTTTGATTCTTGAAATTTAGATGTTATGTAACCAACAATACCCGGAGCATCCTCCGCAGGCATTGTAGATGTTTGGTCTGCACCTTGCGGTTCATCAACCATGAATTATCCTTACTCTAGTATGCTTTTTGTTTGTCTGCGTTTAAAACTGATTTGTCTAATGGTGCAGATTTAGCAGGAGATGAAGCTTCAATTAATTTGCTGTCTTCTTTTATCTCTGGTGTAAAATCTGGTTTCATTCTAGTTAATGGAGCATCTGGTCTATCTGCTTTTATTTTATCAGAACTCATTATATAGTTTGAATCATAGTTATAGTTATTATCTGGCATGTTGCCTCCTTATCATATTAATTTTTTTGAGCACCACTCTAATACCCAAAAACTGTGTCACTAGGTGTATAAGCAACTCTATCCTTTATCCTATTTAATGTAGTATTTAGGGTAGGTTGATTAGATTGTCTAGTCATAATCATATATCGTAATGCATCATATGCATGGTCGTCTGCTTTTGTATCTACATCTTCTGGATTTGTTTTTGATGTAGGTATACTTGACAGTGTTCTTATTAAATTTGTACAAGTACTAAATATTTTTAATTTAGGTTCTGCTGTTCTAGGGTCTATCTGTAATCTTCGATGAACTTCTACTTTACCAGAAATTCTATCTCTATCAGCAGGTAACCAACGAACACCATTGCGTATCATTGTTTCTGCTATACTAGGGCCTAAACCAACTTTATTCCAACAACTTGTATCTAAGATAGATAAAGACATTGGAGGGTCGTTTCTTTCCATTTCTAATATCATTCTAGCTAAATCTTCACCTGTATATCCCGCCGAGTACAATTCACGATAGATATAAATATTACCATCAAAATCTACTGTACCCCATAGTACACAAGATGGAGAAGCATAACCATAGTCAGCCGCTCTAAATCTTTGCCATCCCACAGGAACTTCTACTGGTTCCATAACATGTAAATGTCTAGAGAACTCTGGAAAAGCCGCACCTTCTGCAACTTCCCAATCACCATCTAACAATCGTTTTCTTTCTACATCTGGTAATGAACGAAGCATAGCTTCATACTGACCATCAGACATTAAGTAAGGATTGTCTGTTAATCTAGCAGGAATAAACTTTCTTTGAAAAAGAGGTTGTCCTGCTTTCTCATGTTGTTCTGGCCATCTATATATTTCACCAGATTCTATATCACCTGCCGGAAATGATTCATGTGGTGGTGATGGGTCTATGTACATTTTCTTTACCCACCATCCTCCTAAACCACCGGGATTGGCTGTACACCTCATATAAGGTTTTATTTCTTGATTTGTAGTTCTTAATCGAGAACGTAAGTACTCCCAAACATAAGGGGTGGGGTAATGCGTTACTTCATCAATACCTATCCAATTAAAAGCTTGACCTTGATATCGGGTTACATCTTTATCTCTATCGAGATACGAAAACCATGCAGTAGCTCCACTAGGAAATATCCACATTGACTTGGATTCCTTGAATACTGCTCCGGGAAATGCTTTCGGATACAATTGCTTGCTTTTATCAATTAGTTCTGTTAGTTCGTCTAAGGTTCTTCTAATTAGCAAGGCACGATGGTCTGACAGATGAGCATATCTCAGCAAATCTGCTAGTAACGCGTATGATTTACCGCCACCGGCGGCTCCCCCATACAAAACATCTCTTTCTGGAGATGCTAAAAAGTCTGTTTGTGGCCCTTCATTAGGTTTAAATACCACATTTTCGTGTTCTATCTGTTTTTTTACTGCTTTTGGTGCTACTTTTAGGTCATCTTCTGTTAAAACAGCAGGATTCTTACCTGTAAGTGTACCTTCTATCTTTTTTAAGCCAGATTCTATGTATCTAACCTTATCTCTTTGTGCTTTTACTTGTTTTATCTTGTTTTCAGCAGTTTTTTTAGCTTGTCGTAGCTTTTTTTGTGCCGCTTTTCTAGCTTTTGTCGCTACACTATAGTTGTATTGACGTTTTGGCTTTGGCGGTGGTACATCATTTTGCATTATCTTCCTTTATATACAGAAGAACTTTGAACTATTTTTTTATCCATTTGTTTTATTTTAGGGTCTTTATCTTTAAAAGAATAATATCGGGAACCTTTTTTATATAACTTGTATCCTTTTTTTAAATCTGCTTGCACTGATTTATGAAAAGTTGGATGTGTTACTTTTTTTAAATATAATCCTCTATTTTCTCCACTTGAAATTCGACTAGGCATATGACCAGTTTTATCTGGCTGTATATTTGCATCTTTAGCATCTTTTATATAGTATTTTATTTCTTTAGTCACTCTTTTCCCCTAATACTTTTTTTCTAAGTCCTTGTGGGGATATTTTTCTACCGGTTGTGGCAGTGAGCCAACTAGCAACTTCCCTATAAGAGCAAGACTGAAGATAAGTTTTTGCTTTTGTATAAGCCTCAAGCTCTTCTGTGATAGGTAATAGCGTTTTTGTGTCTTCATCTAATTTATATCCGAAAGGTATGGTTGATGTTTTTCTTGTATTTTGGGTGGTTGTGCTTGTTTCCATGCTAAGTAAATTATAAATTTGTTGTGTAAATCTATTGGTTTTAATAAGTTAGGGTCTTTTTTGTATTTATCTTGTACCCAGTGTCTAAATTCGTTGCTTCTTGTTGTTAGTGGTCGTTTCACTAATAACCGGCTGTCATCTTCGGCTTTCGTACTCCGCCACCTTTTGCGTAGGTTTTAACGGAACCACCTTTTTTCTTTTCTAACTTTTTTCTAGCACCACTTCCTTCTATAGCGGCTATGGTTGCTATTCCTGCTCCTGCCATTGCTAAACCTTGCAAGTCTTCTTTATCAACTTTTTTTAAATCATTTTTAACAGCATTGTAGGCTTTTTTACCATACTTAGCTATTATTTTAGATTTTGATACTCCTGCTAGTATTAATCTTGCTATTACTCCCATTATCCCTCTATAATTTTTTCTTCTTGTTTACTAGGTAATAAGACCACACCATGAATTGCTGTCACATTGTGGTCTACTGTTTCTCTAGAACCTATACCTATACGGTTCAAAAGACTTTCTGCGGCTTTTAATCTAAGCTCGCCCTTGGGGGTTGTTCCGTCTTCATCTAAAGCGTTAATTAAGTTGTTAGCCGCTTTCATACCATGAGACGCTAGGTAGTTCTGTGTTCGTTCTACTATCTCGTTAGAAACTGAGTTAACTAACCAAGAGCGTGATGTAGGCTCATATCCTGCGGTTTTCATTGCTTGGGGTACACTTCCGCCGTTATCCATGAGGGCATCTACAAATGCTTCTTGTTTTTCTGTTAGTTCTTTTTTTTGTTTAGGTTTTTGAGGTAGTAGGTTCATTTTAGTAACTAGGTTTTCTAACTCCGCCGCCTTTAGCGTATACTTTTATTGTTCCGCCTTTAGCTTTAGCCATGTCTTTATCACTTATTTTTCTTCCTTTTTTCTTAGCAAGATAGTTTTCTAAATCTTTATACCGTCTCTCTAAGTCTTTTGGTAAAGTTTCCGGGTTTATTCTTTTAAACCAACTAGGTGGTCTATAAGGTTCCATTCCCTTAAATTCGTATTGACCTTTAGGTTTTTCTAGAAACTTTTTAAGTCTATCTATAAAATCTTTATTCTTCTTATTTTTCTTATTCTTCTCACGCTGTTCTTCGTCAGCCAATGATTCTTGTCTACTTCTTTGTTGTACCATGTTTGTTATCCCCCAAGGTGTTACTTATAGTACACTATGCACCATATCTCCCTTTTGTTTTTACTAATTAAAGTGGTGGAGTATGTGCTTGTTTTGTACTTACCTTATTATATTATACACGATATCTCCTAGTTGTCAAGTTAATTCTAATAAAAAAATTATTTTTTACTTGACAAAATGGCACACAGGTGTATAATAGAACTACCCCCTTACCCGGGGGCTTACACCCTGTATACAGATAGACCTATAAGGGTTCCCGCAGGGTCAAGCGTTTACTAGTTTACAGGGTAAATTCTATAAAATTGTAGCAACTTTGTATACAGCCTACCACCCCACCCCCCATGCCCCTAGCGACCCTATTAAAATAAATATATATATATCAATAACTTAGCTATCTATATAACTTACGATAATTATCATATAAAAAGACACCTAAAAAACCCCCAAAAACCCCCGATTATAACTTACGATAATTACAGATGTCGTAAGATATATTTTATTTCCCCTAAATTTATTCTAGATACAAAAAAGGGTTAAAGCGGGTTTTATTAGGGGTGGTACCCTAAATTAATTCTAAGGTACTCTAAATTAAACCCTCAACTGGTTCCTAGTTTATTTAGGGCTTATTCCCTAGCCCCATTGCGAACAATAAGCACCCTAAAAACCCTTCAATTTACACGCATAAACCACTAATTAAACTTAGATGTAAACTAGGGTTAGAACCTCAATAAAACTGGGTGTATCCGCAAGAATACCCGAAATAAAAAACCCCCTAAAAAGGGGGCTTGTAACTGGTTATTAGTTAGGGGTTTATTTATTATTATTACTAATATTAATTTTAAGATTAAAAGCCCCTCTTTTTGTCATTTCATCAGTTATAAAAGTTAATACTTCTTTATGATTAACTAAAGTTTTATTATTAATGAAATCAAAAACATTAGATAAAGCATCTAAAGAACCAACTATATATTTATAATCGCTATGGCTAATATCATTAGATAAATTTGATAATTGATATTCAATTTTATTTTTATTCATAATTATTCTAGATAAACTAATTTTATTAATTGTATATATTAATCTTAACCATGCAAAAAAGACATAAGCCAAATTTTACTTTTTTTAAAAGCTAAAAAATAAATGGGGGTTTTATGCGGGTTACAAAAGATTTAAGCCCCTGGCATAAGCTGTCATTAAAAATTTGGCTGCTAAAACAAAGTTTATGCAAAATAAACATACTAAGAGAATAAAAAAACCCCGCTTTTTAGGGCGGGGCTTGTAACTGGTTATTAGTTCGGGTTATTAAATATTTATATCAAGTATTATAAAAGCAAAAAAAACCCAAACAAGATTGATAGAAATACTCCATAATATTAATTCAAATATATTCATGATTACTTATAAAAGAAGGCAAGAATAAAAACGCCTACACAAATTAAAAGCATGAATAATATAAAATCACTAAGCATTTAAATTAATACCCAAATAGCAAAAACTATTAATACACATTCAATCATTTAAAGAACCCCCAAAAGCTTTGTTAAAATTTCTGGTTAAGCTTTCACTGGATACGCTAAGATAAGAACAGTTTAAAAGTCTTAATTCTTTTTCTAGCTTATCTCTTAAACTATCAATATTAACTTTGTTAACTGGTTCATTAATAGCCCAGTTAAATATATTAGTTAAAGCATCAATAGAACCATGATGAGAACCCCGAATATTAACTGGTTTTGTTAATTGCAATTTATAATTCATTTTGTAACCCTCCTATTTTTTTTCTTTTCATACCCTCTACAATAGATTTATAATTTCTATCTATTCTAGCGGTAAAAAAATCAATGTTAAAAGCATCATTAGACGCTTGACAGTATTTAATCATGCGGTCTAATTTTTCATGATAAGCAATAGAACTTTCATAAAAAAACTTATCTTGGGCTAATTCATCCGCCAACACTTCAAAATGTTTTTGGGTCATATATGGTGTAGTCATTTTTTAACTCCCTTTGTTAAATTATTAATAGTTTATTCTATACACCTAAAAAGGCGTAATTGTGAAATACTTTTTTAGAGTAGATACCAATAAAAAACCCCGCTTTTTAGGGCGGGGCAATTTACTTTATTTTAGGGTAATTTTTAAAGGATTAAAAACAATAAGCCAACTATTACCGCTAGCCAAAAAACCTTGTTTAAACCCGCTATTATTTCCTCAATCATTTTAAACCCTTCTTTTATGTTATTTACGTTATTTTTTATATTTTTTGTTAACATAATTTTGAAAGTTAAAATTGTAGGTTTACCCCTTTTGGTATTACGAATACGCCCGATAACATATTTTGCCAATCTTCAGTATTCATAAACTCTCTAACTTTATCTTCTCGTTTAACTTGGGCGGTATGAGTTTTTGAACCCGCCCTGGTCATTGAGACTTCTGTAATTTCTCCTGTTTTCTCGTTTTCACGCTCAAAAGTATCGTCAATATGTGTACTCCAATGCGTAAGAGCATTAAACAAATTCCAAACAGTAGAGCCAAGATTGTTTTTTTCTCTATCGAATTGATATAAAAAGTAATCTAATAATTTTTTATTAACTTCTACTTTTTGCTGTATTCCAAAACGACTTAAACCGCTTTTTTTCTTGGCTATGTTTTGAGCTAGAATATATGCGACTTGGTCAAGTGTTACCTCTTGTTTAATCATTTTGTCCATGAGGTCTTTATTCTCATTAAACATTTGGATTGTTTTAGTTACTTGATTAAGTGTTGCATTAACATTTAAACCCGTAGTATGCTTTTGTTTTACATGATACATACGTTGACCGCCAAACACTAAAGAATTACGGCATAAATCACGATAAGCACCCGCAAAAGCTTGATACATCCACGACATATCAACAGAATTAAAAATATCACTTCTCATATTAACCTTGCTATTATCGGGCATAACATGGGTTAAATCTGGATAAGACATAGTACGCTTTTGTTTTCTGCCCCCTTCATAAATAGTATCAGTAACAACAACATTTTTAGGAAGGTTTTTATCTTGCATAACCTTTTCTGCATGTTTTTGAAATAAAATAGCGGGTTCAATAATTTTATACTTGTTACTTCTTGACCGCCCTAAAATCTCCATTGTATCGGGTCTATAAACAATTACTTGGTCATCCATTGTAGTTTCGGTTTTAATTCCATTTTCATTATCTAAAATAATTTTTGGGTTAACCGCTTTTTTAATTGGCATTTCAAATAACGAAACATCCATTAAATTATCGTGGGTTCTTGTTATAGTATCTTGCATAATAAAACTCCCTTTTTTATGCGTTTATTTTTTATTGCTTATTTGCAATATATTTTCTTTATATGTTTTTTTGTTAGATACAAAGTTTTTTTTATTCTTTTTTTTGTGTCCTGTAATTCCAGAACCATCCTTATAAACATCTTGGGTAAAATAATAATCTTGGCTTTTAGTGTCTTTACCAAAAGGATAATTTGAAATTCTTTTTTTAGGCATCTAAAACAAATCCCGAAAAATCATTTTTTGCTTTACCCTTGGCAACTAACCCCGCAATACTATTGTAAGGGTCTAAAAATCTTAAATCATTGGTGTCAGCGTTGACAACTTTATATCCATTAAATTTTTTAGGTAAACTTTTACGAAACACCACAGAAATATTACCACCTTTTTTTAAGATATCAAAAGCTTGTTTTTTATTATCTTCATTTAAACTATAGGTAATATGATAATTTTTAGGTAATGTACCATTGACAAATTTTAACGCCCTCTTGTAAACCTTGGTATAATCATACCATTGAATACTTTTAAATTCATCTATTAAACCTGTATTCTCCCATGATATATCCGAAGTACCATTTAATCTAATACAAGGAACTAGCCCTTTAGATTTAGCCTTTTTAATAAAAGCGTTTATTTCTTTTCTAAGTTTATCTAAAAAAGTTTTTCTTTCTTGTATGTACCATAAAGTTTTATTTATACGCCCTTGTTTAACACTATCGTACGCACCATGACCCGCAGTATATAAACAAGCCCTTTTACAACCTTTTGAAGCTTGCGGGCATACATTAAAACCCGATTGATTAGAAGGGGCAAGATACAAAATTGCGGTCATAAACCCGTATTTTTGCCCCTTAACTGTCTTAGCATTATTATCTATATTAAGTAGTTTTTTTGATTTAGTAAATGCAATCATTTTTTTTGCTCTTGTTCTATCAAACCAAATCTATAATGTTTAGTATCTATAACAGCAACATTAAAAGTTTGTTTATTTACTGTAATTCTCTCTATCGTATTATAATAAATATTTCTATAACCTTTTTTGCTCATATCAAAAGCAATTAAAAATTCGTTAGGGTCTGTATTTCTTTTACCGCCTTTAAGATTTTTTACTACACCTAACCTAAAATTGCCAGTTCTTAAAATAGCGTATTTATCATAATCTGGATTTACTACAGGATGTCCAAATTCATTGTCGATAAATTGTCGTCTATCTTTTTTCTTCCAACGAATATGGAATATACCATTAGTACCGCAAATTTCTTGTATCTTTTGAGGAACGCTTTTTTCAACTTTTTTATAGTCGTCTACATATAACATTTTAACTCCCTTGTTTAATGTTTAGTTTACTCTGCATATAAAAAAAAACTAGTCAAACATTTTTATAATTTATTTTTGCTTTTATTTTTAGTGTATCTAATATATTTTTTTCTTGTTTTGTTTTTTGTGTAAATAACCTAAAATTTTTTAATAGGTTCTTAAATGTTTTAGGGTACTTACGCAAAAGATTTGTTTCATAAGCTGTATTAAAATAGAGGCTAGGTAACGCTGACATTTTTATGCTGACATTTTTTCGTAAGGCTATGTCATATACGCTGACATTTTTTCTAGCACCTTTTATAAAATATAGTCTACCACCCGATTTAAATTTTGTGTGATGATATCTACCAAAATCTGCATCGACAAGTATCCAATCGGTTGACATTTTATTTTCTGTTGACATTGACATTTTACTCCCTTTCTTTCTAAACTTATGTGAAGGCTACATATGGCTATTTACATCTGCTTTTAGTCTGCCTTTTTAACTCGCTAATATCACAAGCCGCCAACTTAATGAAGTTATCAATAGACGAACAATTACCTTGTATACTTTCGTATACCACTAATAGTGACTATAACCCTCACATAAATTTACGTTAGTACCAAAGGGTTTCTCGAATCTACCTAGGACACTTTACAAAAGCCAACCACCTACAAGTCAATCGCCGACAGGTTTGATACTAACGTAAACTTATTGTAGGTACAGTAAAGCTATGTTAAATCATCTAGAATTACAAGTCATTACTGTACCTACCAAGACAGCACACGCTTTAACACGGCTTATCTTGTTGGTAGACTTAACAAGAATAAAGGCTTACCAAATCGTCTACCAAACTTGGTACATCTTTTTTATTCTTGTGTTAGGAAAAGGACTTACAGATATATCTACCATGCCCACTCCTAAACATGTTGTGAAGTAATTTTGCGACTCGTGGACACTGCATACTTCTTGTGGCATCCGCCATTGGCGTGGAACTTCCACAATTAAATGTTACCTACATTTAAACAAGGGCAAGTAGGGAACTAGGACTTGCACTAGAGGTACACTTTGGACTATGCTTATTGCACATTCTAGGTCATACCCGAGCCTATCTCATTTTTTGTGTTGTTGAGAACAACCACCCAAGCGTCTAATTAGTATCTAGTAAGCCTTCCTTTTTTAGAGTCTTGATTTCAACAATGACCAGTTACTAGAAAACCTGTTTTTATATTTATGCCTACTAACTAAACACTATCTCTTTTATCTGCTTTGTTTTTTGCCGTCAATAAAATTTTAGCAAAGTTATCCACAGGATGAAACTTTTTTATGTAACATAGAGTACAATACCAAATAGTATCTGTTGCTCTTATTGTAGGTACACTAACTTTACAGCTCATGCACTTTTTGTTATCTGCCATACTAACCACTCCTTTAGTTCACTTCTCATAAATAATTCTGTTGTAAAATTTGCATAAGAATTGACAATAGTTTCTTCTTCTTTATCTTTTAATAAGTACTGGTAGAAGCCAAGATGAAAAAATTCATGTATTAAAACATTAACAGCATCCATACCACCATCAGAAATAATTTCTTCATCTAAAAATATTTTATATGGTGGCTTACCTAAAAAAACTCCTTGAGCATCAGAAATTTCGTAGGCAACTTCATGCGGTATTAAAACTATTTCTACTTTAAATGCACCTAGGGTGACATTTTTTGGTAGCTTAACTATTTTATTTGCTGACATTTTTTATAAAACTCCAACCACCTAACATACTTTCTGATGTATCAGTTCTAACAAGTTTTCCTTCTTCTTCTAAAACCCCACTTCTTTCTTTATCAAGTAAATCTCTTTCATCTTTTGCTTCTACATGATAAATTTTACTTTTTGATATTTGTACTTCTACCTCATATAGTCTTTTACTCATCCGCATTTCTCCTCATCTTTTACCTTGCTACAATAAAACTCTCTAGATTTATCTTTCATGGTTTGTTGTTTTTTTATTATCTTTTTTTTCTTTTCTGGATTAGGTTCTTTTGTTAGTACCTCATCTAACACTTTAACAGTTTCTTTAGCAACAAAAAAAGTACACCCACTACAAGTAGCAAGAAGAATTAAAAGTAGTAAGGTTATGACAATTATTCTATACACTATAAATTAACTTAATAACTAAGTCTCCATTGTTTATTGCTGTTTGTATAACTAACTCTGACATTATTTTAAAATATAATTATTAACTAATGTTTTTATATCTTTATACCAATACCATTTTGATTTACCGACAACTCTCCATTTATTTCTTATAAGAGAAACTATATACTCTGCATTAACAGAAACTAATCCTTGAGTAAAATCTTTTACTTTTACATCCTCATTTATTAATTGAATTAATTTTTTTAATCTTATTGTTTGCCTTACATAATAAGTATTTGGGTAATCTTTCATATAATTTTTTTCAGCATTTTTTTTAGCATTAATATTGGCTACCTGTAATTCTTTTTCTAATAATGGAATATCTAATTTTGTATAAGATTTATACATCTAACTCCCCACATACATATCAGTTTTTTTGCAAGGTGTACAAAACCTATCAAACTTACTCTGTATATCAAATTGTTTTTGGCAAAGGTAACAAGTTCCTCTACCTATAGTTTTAAAGTAATAGTTATGACTTGCCCCCCTTGTTTGTTTTTTTACTTTGTATCCATTTTTCTTTTTTTGTCTATGTAACTTACCTAATACAGCATTTTTAGTAGTTCCTAATTCTCTACCTATCTCTGTCATAGTCATATTAGTTTTAGATAACCTAACAGCTTTTTTAAAGTTATCATCTGTCCATTTAAAAGGTTGGCTCATATTCTATACCTCTATCATGTAATGACTTGTAATGTAAATAAATATTTTTATAATGTAAGTGTAAAGCTTTGTGTTCATGTGAATTATGCATTTCCCCTTCAAATTCTGCGTCATACATTTTATCCGCCCATTTTTTCATTTCGGTAGGTACATGTTTTAATAATTTATTATGCATAAGTATCCCTTAAAGTAATACGGTATACCACGGGTAGGGGGGTTTCCCTTTTTACTGATAAAAACAAATCTGTCAACAACAAATAAATAAAAAATTAGTTGACATTAATTTTTGGTAGTTTACAAAGGATTATTAGATACTGTGAAAGTGGATAAAACCGCCACCGACTAGTGTTGCGATAGGCACTTTAAAGCCGAGGTCAGTATCTAAACTAAAGGGGAGTATGTTACAAAGTTTTTTAAAGAATTTAAATTTAAATGTTAATGAGGCAATAAGAATAGATTGTCCTATATGCTTTCATAAAAAAACCTTCTCTGCACTAAATAGTGGTGACCAAATAGTTTATAATTGTTTTCATGCTGATTGCAATCTTAAAGGCAGAACAAGAAGTGATTTATCTAAAAGATTATTTCAACAAGTAGAAAAAGAAAAAGAACCAGAAATATTTTACTATAGAAATCATTGGGAAGAAAAATTAGAAAATAAAGATTACAGAGAATATGTTACACACTATGATTTACAAGATTACTATGACATTATTCGTTATGATAGACACACTCATAGAGCAGTATTTTTAGTTAAGAAAGATGATAAATTAGTTGATGCAGTTGGTAGGGCATTATACAAAAACAAAAAACCAAAGTGGTATAGATATGGTAATTCTGGTTATCCATTTATACATGGAAATAGTGATACAGCAATTATCGTAGAAGATGTGGTATCTGCACTAACTCTATCTAAATTTTGCACTGGTATAGCATTACTAGGAACTAACTTATTGCAATCCCATATTGATGTGCTAAAGAAATATAAAAAGGTTGGAATAGCACTTGACAAAGATGCAAGTAAAAAAGCTGTTAAGATATTAGATGATTTAGCTTTAAATATGAACGCTAAGTTTTTATTGTTAGAAGAAGATATAAAAGAAATGTTAGATGAAGATATTAAAAAGTTAGTAGATAAAGTAAACAATAAAGCTTGGGGTTGGATGAATGATACATACTGAAATCCTATCTATTTGTTTAAATCATGAACACTACAACAAAGTTCGTAGGTTTATTGATGTTGACATGTTTAATCACGAATATGGCATGGTATACACTCTAATAGAGAAAATACATGACAAATATCCTGAAAAGATACTAAATCTGCGAGAATTAAAGGTCATGTATGCTGACCTATATCCCGCAGTACCAAAGGCTACTAGGCAGAATATAGTGGATAAGATAGAAGAACTAGACGAAAATAGTTCCATATCGGAACTAAATTTTGATGCTATAAAAAACTTTTGGGCTAGGCAACAAGCAAAAGAAATAGGCGAAAAAGCCGTTGACATTTACACTGGTGCTGACAAAGACATAAGTAGTCTACGAAGATTAGTAGAAATGTTAGACGAACAAAACATGGTAGGTAGTGATACTTACAAACTTGTTGAAGAAGATATTGAAGAATTATTTACATTAAATAGTAATAGTGGAGAGTTTAAGCACAGGCTGTTAACGATAGCTGACAATGTTCCCGCTTTAGAAAGAGGTCACTTTGTTATTTTATTTGCTAGACCAGAGATAGGTAAGACGACATTTTCTAGTTTTAATGCATCTGGTTACATACAACAAGGAAAGAAAGTGACATACTGGGCTAACGAAGAACCCGCAGTAAGAATTAAACTTAGAATAGTACAATCATATTTTAATCAAACAAAAGAACATATTGCTGACAACTTAGAAAACTTTAAAGAAGAATACCTAACAAAAATAAAACCTTACTTAACAGTTTTTGATAGTGTAGGTACACACATTGATGAGATAAACGAGTATGCAAGAATTTATAAACCCGATGTAATGTTTATAGACCAACTTGACAAAGTTCACATAACTGGTAATTACAATAGAACAGATGAAAAATTAAAAGATGTTTATGTGAGAGCAAGAGAAATAGCAAAACGACATGATTGTTTAATGTGGGCTGTGTCACAAGCAAGTTATGAGGCAGAAGGTAAATCAATAATAGATTATTCTATGTTAGATAATTCGAGAACAGGTAAGGCGGGAGAAGCAGATTTAATTTTAGGTATAGGTAGAGGTGCTGACAACAATGATTTATCAGACCCTTATCGTTGCATAACAGTAAGTAAAAATAAATTAAATGGTTGGCATGGCTCAAGACATGCAAGAATAAGTATACAGAGGGGAGTTTTTGAAAGTGATAACGACAGTTGATGTAGAGACGACATTTGATGTTGATGACGAAAATAAAATAACATCTAGTCCATTTAATGGAAACAATTTAGTTTCTGTTGGCTATAAGATTGATGACAATCCAGTTGAGTATTTATGTTTTTATCATAGAGACGAACCACCAACACCTAATGCACAAAAGATTTTACAAAATGTTTTAAATAAAACTGATGTTCTTATAGGACATAACATAAAATTTGATTTTAGTTGGTTAGTACAATGTGGTTTTACTTACAACAAAAAATTACATGACACTATGGTTATGGAATATATTATGGCAAGAGGTATTAAGTGGGGATTTTCATTAGAAGATTGTTGTAAAAGAAAAGGTGTTGCACTTAAAAAAAGTGAACTAATTCAACCATTTATGAAGAATAGAGTATCATACGAAAGGATACCTTGGACAATAGTAGATGAGTATGGTAGACAAGATGTTGAAAGTACTTATCAATTAGCAATAGCACAGTTAAGTAAATTTAAAATGACTTGGGGAGATTTATATGACAACTAGCATTGTACCAACAATACAAATGTCAATGGAACTGACAAAAGTTTTATCTGATATTGAAATGAATGGTTTACATATTAACACTGAAATTTTAAATAACATAAAAGTTAAGTTTGAAAAAGAGTTAGTAGACTTACAAAAATATTTAAATGAAAAAGTAAAAATATTTATGGGTGATACTCCTATAAATTTGGATTCACCAGAAGATAGGTCTATACTTTTTTATTCGATGAAAGTTACTGACAAAAAAATGTGGGCTAGAAGATTTAATATTGGTTATGAAGAAAGAGGCAATACAAGAAAACCTAAAAGAAGAACTAACTTTGCTAGCATAAATGATTTTTATGTAGAAATAAATTCTTTAGCAAGACCACAATTTAAAACACATGGAACTGTATGCCATAATTGTGAGGGAACTGGTAAATACACTTACATGAAAAAAGATGGTACACCTAGTAATGTAAAAAGACATTGTAAAACTTGTGATACAAAAGGTTTAATATTTAGAAATACAGATGAAAGAGCGGGGCTTAAATTAAGACCTAGAAATGTTATTGATTGCTCTGCTATGGGATTTAAAACTGACAAAATAGTTTTAGAAAGTTATTTATCAACAACAAAAGGTGTACAGCACGAATTTTTAAAAAGGTATGTACGCTATTCTGCTATAAGAACTTACCTAAGAACTTTTGTTGATGGTATGCAAAAAGCTATTAGTAAAGACGGGATGGTACATCCCCAATTTATGCAATGTGTTACGAGTACTGGCAGACTATCTTCTCGTAATCCTAACTTCCAAAACATGCCTAGAGGCAATACTTTTCCTGTTAGAGAATGTGTTACATCTAGGTGGGAAGGTGGGAAGATACTAGAAGGTGATTATTCACAGCTTGAATTTAGAGTTGCAGGATTTTTAGCTAAAGATGAACAAGTTTTAAAAGATATAAAAAACAAAGTTGATGTTCATAACTACACCGCAAAGATACTTGGAGTGTCACGACAAAAAGCTAAGTCAGATACTTTTAAACCGCTATATGGGGGTATCTTAGGTACTCCAAAACAGATGCAATACTATCGTGCTTTTAAGAATAAGTATGCGGGAATAACTAGGTGGCATGGTGAATTACAAAACGAAGCACTTATGTCAAATAAGATAAGATTACCTAGTGGTAGACAATATTTTTTCCCTCATGTTGAAAGATTACGCAGTGGAAGTGTAACAAATTCTACTGCTATTAAGAACTATCCTGTACAGGGGTTTGCTACAGCAGACCTACTACCACTTGCATTAATTAATTTAAATAAGCTATTGACAAAAAACGAATTGAAGTCTATTATATGCAATACAGTACATGATAGTATCGTTTTGGATGTGTATCCAAACGAAGATAAACAAGCTATCGAAACTTTAAAGGAGGCTATGCTGTCTATTTCAGACGAATGTGAAAAGCGGTATGGTTTTAAATATACAATGCCAGTAGGAATTGAATTAAAAATCGGTGATGATTGGCTTAACATGAAGGAGATATATAATTCCGATGATTGAAAATAATACACAAATAAACGCAGTTACTATACCTACTGATGTAAGTAGTTTAAGTGATTCAGAATTAATGAAACTAACAGGACAGTTAGATAATACTAGCCAAGAGGGTTCAGTTCTATCTAGACTATCCATTAATTATCAAACAGAAGATGAAAATGATAATCCTCTACCAAGAGGACAATTCACTTTAAAAGTTGATGGTGATAGTGTATACGCTAAAACCGCAACATTTAGACCTTTTATGAGAATGTTTGCTTATAGTTACTGGGATAACAATGAAGAGGTGTTTACATCAAGTGTGCAAAGACCATCTTTAGGAGACCAGTTTCCAGATTCTCATGGGGGCTATAAGTGTGGGAAATTATCTAGAGAACAACTTGAGGCATTAGCTGAAAGTGACCCTCAAAGAGTAATCCAAAGTTCTATAAAATGTAATCAAGTTATGTACGGGGTTGCTGATATGGAAGGTAAAAAATCTGATGGAAAAGATGTTAGTTTAAAACAAATTCCTTGTGTTCTTTATGCTAAAGGTGTTAACTACATACCGATGAGTACAACATTAAAATCTTTAGCTACTCAAAAGAAACCAATGATACGAAACAATCTTTTATTATCTACTAAAAAGCAAAAATCTGGTGGTAACACTTTCTTTGCTATGGATATTAAGATTGGAGAATCAGTAGCAATGTCTGAACAAGACACTGTTTTACTAAAAGAATTTGCGGCTGTAACAAAGTCCGTAAATGAAGGCGTTATGGAGAAACATAGAACTGCTGTTAAACAACAAACTAAAGATGGCGACCACTCCCTAGCTATTGAGTTAGACGAATAACAGTATGTTATCTACTCTAATAGAGAATTTTCTCTATGACGCAGTTGGGGGGAAGTCTAAACCACTTTCCCCCGCTATCATTAAAGAGTTTCAAGAATCTTGCGGTAAAGCATTAGAAAAACAATTTAACGAACAAATGGATTGGCGTATTCGTATGTCTGGTCTAGGAAAACCTTTATGTCAACAGCAGTTAGATAAAAAAGGTATTAAAAAAGAATTTCAATACAACACAATAATAAAGTTTTTGATGGGTGATTTGCTAGAAGCGGTTGCTATAGCAGTTATGAGAGGTGCAGGAATAAACATAGAAAAGTTACAAGAACCTGTATCATTGAAAATAGGAGACATTGAATTAAAGGGTACGTACGATGTTAAAATAGATGGAAAAGTTTGGGATATAAAATCAGCAAGTCCTGCAAGTTTTCTTAGTAAGTTTGGTGAATATGGTAGTTACAATAAGATAAAAGAAAATGATTCTTTTGGTTATATTATGCAAGGGCATATGTATAGTGAGGCTGATAACTCACCTTTTGGTGGTTGGATAGCTGTAAATAAAGTTACAGGAGAATTTGCGGTATGTGAAGCTCCAGAAGACCAACAAGAAGATAGAAAAGATATGTTAGAACAAGCTAACGAAACAATTAAAACGCTTAATTCTAAAGCTAAATTTGAGAAGTTATTTACAGAAATAGAAGAAACTTATGTACCTAAATCTGGTAAACAAAAAGGAATAAGAATACCTACAGGAAATACAACATTAGAAAGTACTTGTGGTTATTGTGAATTTAGAAAACATTGTTGGCCTAAAGCTGTATTACATGAAAAAGTTACATCTAAAGCTAAATCTAAACCTTTTGTTTGGTATAACAAATTAAAAAATACAGAGGTAAAAAATATATGAACGTACTATGGTTATCAAGCCCTTTTCGTAAAGATGATATACTAACTAATAAAGATGCAGTTTGGGTATACACCGAAAATGAGTTAAGAGAAGGTGGTGGGGAAATGCGAGAATTTATGAGAAGTGCAGAAAACTGTCATCCTCTTATAACAAGAGAAACAGTAGGTAAAGACGGGTATTACAGAGAAGATAATGTACCTAGAAAAACTAGAACAATACATAATCATTTTAATTCATTACACATAAGAATTAAACAAGGTAAGTTAGCTATTCTACCTACTATAGAAATTAACGAAGCAATAATAGAATTAGAAAAACACGCACCTATGTTAGCTAGTGTATTTGTAAATAACATTGATTTAACAAATAAATTTAGAATGAAAACGCTTATATGACACTAAGAAAAGGCTTTAGGTCTGAATTTGAACGGGGTTTTGCTCATTGGTTGATAAAAAACAATGTTAAATATGACTACGAAAAGTTTTACTTAGAATACCAACCCAAGATTAAACGCTACACTCCCGATTTTTACCTCACTAAACAAGATATATACATAGAAACAAAAGGATTTTTTGATTCAGCAGATAGAAAAAAACATTTACTTGTTAGAGAACAGAATCCAGATATTGATATTAGATTTTTATTTGTAAATGCTAATAATAAACTTAACAAATCCAGTAAAACAACTTATGGTGCATGGTGTGACAAAAATAAAATACTCTGGGCAGAAAAAAGGATACCTCAAGAATGGTTATAGATAATATAGAATTAGAAACAGAAAAAATGTCTTTACTACCTAATAAGTTTTATCTTATAATGACACCATCAGCAGATGGACAAGCATTTGATGTAACTGCATATGATACTACTGACCCGAAAAAACCTATACCATCAGCTTTTTTTGTTTTAAAAGGTCTTATGGATATTATTGATACGGATTTAGATGGTGTAGTACAGAAAGGTCAAATGTCTGTAATGGATAAAATGGTTCAGTTAGAATCTAGAGAAGGGGAAATTACTTCTGAAATGCTATCTGATAATATAGAAAAAGTTAAAATAGGAAAATTAAATTGAGTATTGTATCAGAAAATAAATCTAGTAGCATAAAGAAATTAAGAGAAAGTGATTTTTCTGTAACTAAATTTAATAAAGATTTGTCATATGGTAAAAAACATGAAAAGCTTGTAATGAAATCTATGGAAAACTTTGAATTAAAAACAGATAGAATGGCACATAAAACAGGTAATGTGTATGTAGAATTTCAATCTAGAGGTAAAGATAGCGGTATTCGTACTAGTAAATCTGATACATGGATATTTAAAATAGTCAGTAAAGGTGATAGGCATTTGTTTTCTATACATATTCCTTTATCAAGATTAAAAAAATTAGTTAGTAAAGACTATAGAATTTTACCGGGCGGTGATAATTTAACATCAAAAGGTTATCTTATACCTCTTGTAGATTTAATAGGAGTATAATAATGGAAGATAAAATACAAACAAAAGTACACGCACCATTTGGGCCAATGCTCATGGAATTTACTATACCACAACCTTATGTAGATATGTTTAATAAGTATGCAGATAACATAACTAAAAGTGTAGAGAAATCAAAACAGTTAGACCATTCTAATAATCTTGTAGGTAATGTAAAACAAGAACATAAAATTGAAGAACATTTATGGCAAGAAAAACCTAAAGGTGTAGAACAAAGCTTTTTTACTTGGGTTGCTAGTTGTTCAAATGTTTATGTTAAAACACATTTGCAACGTCAAGGTGATGAAGAAGATAATCAAAAAATGAAAAATAAAAATATTAAAAGTCTTAACTTACATAACAGTTGGATTGTTAATCAAGTAGCGGGGGATTTTAATCCTCCACATATGCATAGTGGTTTATTATCTGCGGCGGGTTGGTTAAAAGTTCCCGAATCTATTGAAAAAGGAGAAGAAAGAGAAGAGGCAGGTTGGATAGAGTGG